TTTTTTTTATAAAAATACTTGACAGGGGTTGGAAAAAATTGTATATTATTGGTGTGACGGGAAACCCTCAGAAACGGTTATTTCTCACAGTTCACCCCGTCACATGAACAAGCATAATAGTTATCCTATCTGGTATGCCCCCTGCCGATGGCGCCCAATCAGGGCTGGCGGTTGGCGGGGGGCATTATCAACTAGGATGATTACCCGAGGTAGCTCAGCAGGTAGAGCACGATATGTTTCCTGTCCGAATTATTCTCCCTTTTACCTACTTTTAGGGGTGGCGATAGGATGGGCTACTTCGACTGATAATCGCGGTGTCGCAGGTTCGAGCCCTGCCCTCGGGTCGAAAAATTTTGAAAGCAGGCAAAACTGCTAAACTAGAAGTACAAGCAAAGGAAGTAGTGCCCCTGAACTTGAAAAGATTTTAACTTCTACACCTCCGTTCTCGATGCGCACTACTTTAGTCGGGAACGGGGGTGTTCTTATTTGGAGTAGTGCCCAATGGATAGAGAAGAATTCAACGAGGAGTTCGTCATCTACAACCTCGCATGCACCGCAAAGCTGAACAAGATTTGTGAAAAGAACAAGCAGCTGAACTGGTGCCTAGCAAAGAAGACATTCAGCAAGGAAGTGTATATCCTCCGTTTCAGGGGTACATGGGAAGACCTTGCCTCGACAATCAGGACAATCTGCGATGCGGGCCTCACTTTCTACCGCAACATGCATTTTTACGAGCATAACAAGACACGGCTCCTGATTATGGACATTGACGGCAAGGACGGTGTAGAAACAGGGATTTCAACCGATGCCGCAAACGCTCTTCTGAAAAAGGGTAAGGAACACAGCGTACTCGTAATCCCAAGCTCCCGTTGCAACTACGACCCAGAACATCCTGACCCTAACGCAATCAAGAAGTACCATGTCTTCGTGTATACAGGCGTATACAACTGCGTGTCAAAGGAAATTGCAGCGAAAAGCGACGAATTCATCATGTCAATCGAAGGTGACGACATCGAGACCGCAAAGGAAAGGTTCGAATGGGACAAGGCCGCATTGAAAAACTGGCAGTACTTTTTCTCGAAGTCAAACCTGTCCGTAGAACAGATTGATGCGGACCCGAACATCAACGTGAGGTACAGGGACGAGAGGGCAACCATATTCGAGTACCGAAACTTTGCAGGACTGTTTTGTAAAAATTTTGTAACATTGGACAAGTGCAGCACGTACATCCCGAACGCCAAGCATGTTACATGCCCCACTAGCCATCCTTACTGCGTACCAGCAATAGGCGCCACAGTAGAAATCGAAGAGGAACCAAAGCAGGTTTTCAGGGACCACTGGAAGGAATTGCGTGATTATGCAAAGGTTAATGAACCAGGGGTTTACAACTTGCCGCACTATGCCGTAGGAAGAATCCAGTTCATCGGCATAGGTCAGAGGAACACTATGGCTACACAAATCATGTGGGGAATCTGCTTCAATATCTATTCCGTGGAAAGGTACACGAAGACGAAGATTGACGATGCCGAGAAGTTCGCAATTGACTGGTTCTACTCGATATTCAACGGAAGCAACGTAGAGGAATACGATGCCTTTATTAACAACGAGTTTAACCCGCATGTCGAATATAACAGGACAAGGGAATACACGGAACGTATGGCAACGTACTATGAGTTCCCAGAAACCGTAGAGGACATCAAGTTCAGGAAGACGACAAGGGTAGGCTACGATGGTTCCTACGATGTGAAACAATGCAAGACAATGGATGACCTTAAACAGCTTGGGATGTGCAGGGCAACAATGTATAACAAGGCCAAGGAACTTGGAATAAAGACCAAAGGAAGAAAATCCAAGATTGAGCAGTACATGAATTGCTCAGAAGATGAACTGAACAAACTTGTTAAAACAGGGGTCTTAAACCGCATGGACAAATCGAGAATTATAGCAAAGAGAAAAGCAAATCCCTGCGTTTAACTAGGTATATTTATGTTTTGTAACAGTTTGTCTAAACGCCCCGTAACACACTATTCGATGTTTTGTAACAGTTTGTCTAAACGGAAGAATTCCACTAATTGTAGTTTGTAACAGTTAGTCTAAACGGACAGTTTTATCCCCATATTGTGTGTACAATTAGACAAACTGTTACAAACGGTAAGTAAATTGTAAGTTTACTACTTGGTGTTGCCTTACAAGACGTTCTGTACGTAGCGGAATACATGGCCGCTCTTTACACGCACGTCTGCATGTACTGGTTTTCGTGAATAAACAGGTGTTCAACCACTGGTTTGGAGAGACCTTTACCGTTAAACAGCGAGCGTTTTTCGTTACTCCAAATGCTTACAAAGTCTTCTGGTGCCTGGTACTCCGAGACGTAAACGGGGTAGTTGCGAGTGCGAACCCAATCCCAGAAAGCATCGGTATCAAATTGGATTCCGTAACCTTGAGTTTTTTTATATGGTGGGTCGCAGTAGATTACATCACCATCACGATACTTGTAATCAGAATAGCTCATACTGGATGTTTCTACTGGGCTTTCCAGGCTTTGCAGGCTTTTCAGTCTTTCCAGTCTTTCCAGGCTTACCAGGCTTTCCAGTCTTTCCAGGCTTTCCAGGCTTTGCAGGCTTTTTATACCGCGCCTTTCTGGCGTCCATTTGACCTTGACCGACCTGAACATCGGGTTTGATTGCCAATATTCGATTGAGCCTTTCTGCTTTATATGGTCGGCCACAGCATAACCAGAAGCTAGGCGCCTTCCTTTACGGTCTTTGCCTTTGCAGTATTCCTTGATGATATCAACGACTTGCGGGCAAAGGTCTTCCATTGGCCCGTAATTTTCCCAGAAGATAATATGGTGCAGGGCTCTCTTATATGGTTCAAGCGCTGTATTATACATATATGTCTTGCCGTTGTTTCCAAAAGAAAAGCACATATGTGCATACGGGTCGGTATCCTTCAGGCGGAAGAAGTCTTGACGGGAAATCCATCGTTCTTCGTCGTTGAATCCGCCGTTAAGGGCCTTGACGTATGCTTGTGGAGACCACCCGTTAAGGTCATTTACAAGAAACCGTTCAAACTTGCTTGTGTTCTTTAATGCGTAGTCCGTGATTGAACATCCGCCGCAAAACAGTTCAACCAGGCGTTCGCCTTTCGGAAGTGTATCAACGATATCCTTCGCAATTGTGTTCTTGCTTCCCATATATGGAAGACCCCATGATTTCTTAGCCATTTATACGCTCCATTTCTTTAAGTATTCGAATAAGAGAAAGTACAGCCTTGCGCCATCCACCACGTGCCTGCCACAAGAAATGAACCACGTCGTGGCTGGTCTTGTTAAGGCACACGAACTTCTCCTTGTCGGATATGTCCGTATAATGGTCTGGGTTCAAGTCCTTATGGTGTAGGTTGCACGTAGGCGACAGGCGGCTACCAGTGATAGGGTCTACCACCTGTGCCGCCTTCATCATCTTGCGGAACTTCATCCATTTTGAAGAACGGCGGAACTTGGTCTTTGCAGCCTGTGCCTTTGAAGTGTTCCTCTTTCGCATGCTAGTACCCCGCTGAGGAAGGTTTTTCGGAATAGACGTGTATCCTACCGTGGTAAACTTTCAGGCCCTTAAAAGAGCTCCACGGGCTCCAAAGCTTCTCCGTGCAATAGGCGAAGAACCTCTTGGTGCCAACTGGCTGTTTCAGGTTGAAAACGAGGTCGAAAGCCATCCTGCAGTATTCGTCGGCGACTTCCTCGTTTGCTACAAAAATATTACACCATGAGTGCTCAGATGGATAGTGCGTACATATCCAGTTCCAGTAATAATCCCCAAACCCGTTCCAGCAATCGTTCATTCGCTCGATGTGATGGGTGTAACCGTTCTTGGGCAAGCAATACCTGTCCATGGTCCCTGCGAAGAAAACGTACTTGTCCGTGAGGATTACATCGTGGGTTTTCAAGATGTCTTCAATCTCGTCGGGTTCAAGCAGGTGTTTTCCCGTGCGGTCCCATATTGCCCTGCGATAGTGCTCCAAGCCCTTGTAGCCGACATCGTGTTCATTCTTCCAGAGATAGTACAAAGCGGTCAGCTCGTTCAATCTTGGGTTCTCTGAATCGATGTTGTCGCCCTCGTGTTGTACATCGACTAGAAACTTGGTTCTGCCATGGTTCGGGGCCACATCGAACTTGTTGCAGGACATGCCTGCAGAATAGATTACACCCATGATACTCTCCTTAATGTTTCGGCGGTTTCAGGAACCATGCCGAAAGCGTAAGCACTATCGCTAGATAAAGTATATTTATCATGTTCTTTGCTCTCTTAATCATGGGTTTAAACATAGGTTCCGCCTCCCCATTCCTGAGGTATTCCAAGGAGTTCGGCACGACCACTCGCAGTGTTGCTTCCGCAGTTCTTGAAAGCGGCGGCGTGATTTCTTGGTGGGTACTCCTGTGACGATGCCTGCTGATACAGTGCAAGGGCTCCATGCTCAACGTTTATGCAACCAGAGAAAGCATAATTCATATTTGTGACACTTTGCGTATTCAGAAGAGGAACATTAGTTAGGGACGAACATCCCGAGCAGAATGATTGCATCACTTCTACGTTGTGCGTATCGAAAGTAGGCAAGCTAGTGAGACTGGTACAACCAGTGAACATATACTGAGCGGTCCGCACTTTACCCATGTCCAAAAGTGGAACGCTTTGGAGTGAAGAACAATCAATAAACATTGATTCCATGCCATCCACATTGTGCGTATCAAAAAGAGGAACCGTAACAAGCGAGCGGCAATCCGCAAACATTGAGCTCGTGTATAAAACACGGCTCGTATCGAACAGGGGAACCGTGGTTATCGAAGTGTACGCCAGCATGTATCTCATGTTCGTCACTTTGGACGTATCTAGCCAACATATTGAATCAAGTGACCTACACGCTTCAAACATGTTCATCATGTGGGTTACATTGCTCGAATTCCCAAGGATTACCTGAACCATGTTGTCAGAATCCCTGAACGCACCCTCGAATGCATAGTCCCAATTAGGGTCTTCATAGTACCAGTCCCACCTGTTCTCCGTTGTTCCCTGAACCTTTACCCAGTAGGAACCATCCAACCAGCTTCTAGTATTGCCATAAGGGTCAACCCAGCTGGTTACTGTCGTCGGGTCGTAATCAGGGTCTGAAAACTGGAAACGTAGACTGAATGGAGGGATAGGAAATGTACCTTCCCCAATCAGCTTTCCTTCGAATATGAATGGAACCGAGTTTCTTCCAATAACGTAAGAGTAAGACATATGTTACCTCATGTAGTCTCGTAGGAGATGAACGTGTTTATATCACCAGGTGTAAACAGCATATATTGCTCTGATAGGTATGAATAATATATCCTAGTTCCTATGTTCCATATGTACCTACCATCTATTGCATATCTCCATGTCTTAGTAGACCATGTTGATGTGGTTACATCTAGCACATACTGCTTGTTACTGCCTGAAGTATACGAATAATATACGTCGGTTCCGTCAGTCCATATATGGTCACCATACAATGACGTAAGGCCGTTCCATGTCTTCACTGCCCATGTTGAAGTATTCTTGTCAAGTACGTATTGGGTACTACCATAGGAATAGTAGATATCCGTTCCGTCATTCCATATGTATTGCCTGTAAAATGAAGTAAGGCCGTACCATGTCTTTGCCGTCCATGTTGAGGTATTCTTGTCAAGTACGTATTGGGTACTACCAGAAGAATAGTAGATATCCGTTCCGTCACTCCATATACGGCCACCATAGAATGACGTAAGACCAGCCCAAGTTTTAGCAGACCATGTCGATGTGCTTACATCTAGGACGTACTGCTTTGCAGCACTTGAATAATAGATGTTCGTTCCGTCAGTCCATACGTCAGACCTGTCAAATGTCGTTAGGCCGTTCCATGTATTAATTAACCATGTTGAAGTGTTTTTGTCAAGCACGTACTGCGTACTGCCAACGGAATAATAGATGTCATTTCCTACATTCCATACACCACCACCTGTTAATGATGAAAATATTGCTCGGCACACTATTCTATTCCATGTCGATGTGCCTACATCTAGGACATACTGTGTGTCGCCAGAGGTATAGTAAATGCTAGTCCCGTCAGTCCATACGTATGACCCATAAAATGACGTTAGGCCGTACCAGGTCTTTTCTGTCCATGTTGAAGTATTTTTGTCCAGCACATACTGCGTACTGCCAACGGAATAATAGACATTTTCCCCTTCAGTCCATACACTGGTGCCATATTCTGGAGTAAGTCCGTACCATGTCTTTGCAGACCATGTAGACGTTCCAGTCAGTACGTATTGGTCGCTTCCACGGGTATAATATATGTGTGTTCCGTCAGTCCATACGTCTTGACCGCTGAACGACGTAAGTCCAGACCATGTCTTTGCTGTCCATTTGGAGGTACTTTTGTTTAACACATACTGGTCACTACCAGAGGAATAGTAAATGTTAGTCCCGTCAGTCCATACGTTTCGACCGCTGAACGACGTAAGTCCAGTCCATGTCTTTGATGTCCATGATGTGCCGCTAGCATTTAGTACGTACTGGGTACTATAGCTGGAATAATAGGTGTTAGTTCCATCTGTCCATACGTCAAATCCATAAATATCAGAAAACAAACCACCTGTAACTGCGGTCCATATTAGATTACTTCCGTTTAACTTATACGGAATACTTCCAACTTTACAGTAGATGTTCGTTCCGTCAGTCCATATAGACCTTCCATCCATTGAAAGTTGGTTGTACCACGTCTTTCCCTCCCACCAAGAGGAACTAATAAGACTGCTGCAATCTATGGGTTGTCCGTTATATGTCAATATCGCCATAACAACCTCACTGGGCAAGGCTTATGACCAGCTTACCGTTAACAACATTGATTGCAATTCCTGTTCCAGCTTCAATTGGAAGGCTGTCGTATGTTCCTATCGGACCCTCTGGGCCAGTGGGACCAGTTGGGCCAGCAGGCCCCTGAGGACCTGTTGCACCCTTAGGACCAGCAGGACCTTCTGGGCCAGTTGGGCCAGCAGGAATGTCGTCGGAATCAACGGATATTACACCGTTGGCATCGATATCTATTCCATACCCAGCCGAGTAAGTTTCACCTGGGTCTTCAGCACTGATTACAATCGAGCCGTCAGAATCAATGATGGTGATGTTCTGCCCAGCAACCAGAGGAACAACAGGAGGTGTTGAACCAGTTGCGCCCGTATCGCCTTTTGGACCTTGCGGACCTGTTGCGCCTTGCGGGCCTTGTGGACCAGTTGGGCCAACCAATCCGTCTAGGAAATCTTGTTCTGAACCACTGTGACCCTCTTCGAGCCAGATTTCGTAAGCGCTCTTTCCATCAGCACCATCAGCGCCAGCAGGTCCCTGAGGTCCAGTAGCACCAGTGTCACCCTTGTCGCCTTTATCGCCTGTGTCACCTTTCGGTCCTTGCGGGCCTGTTTCACCCTGAGGGCCTGTTTCACCTTGAATGCCCTGAATACCCTGTTCACCCTGCGGTCCTTGCGGGCCAGTAGCACCCGTGTCACCTTTCTCGCCTTTGAGTTCAGCCTTCTGTTCAGGAGTAAGGTCATCAAACGTCATTGCGGCACCCGTTGCACCTGTCGGGCCTGTTGCGCCCTGTGGGCCAACGAGTGAGTTAAGGAAGTCCTCAACGGTTCCAGAATGGCCGTTGTCAAGCCAGATTTGATATGCGTCCTGACCGTCGTTTCCAGTATCGCCTTTCGGACCCTGCGGGCCTGTTGCGCCTTGCGGTCCAGTAGCTCCCGTAGGTCCTTTCAGGGCAGCTTTCTGCTCTGGGGTAAGGTCTTCATAGGTCATGGCTGCACCAGTGGCTCCTTGGGGCCCTTCTGGGCCAGTGGCACCAGTGTCGCCCTTCTCGCCCTTCAATTCGGCTTTCTGCTCTTCTGTGAGGTCATCCCAGGTAAGGGCGGAACCAGTGTCACCCTTAGGTCCTGTCGCACCCGTATCGCCTTTCGGTCCTTGCGGGCCAGTCTCGCCTTGCGGGCCAGTTTCGCCCTGTGGTCCTGCCTCTCCTTGTGGACCCTGCGGGCCTTCCAACGAGTTCAGGAAATCCTGTTCGGAACCAGTGTGACCCTGTTCCAGCCAGATTTGATAAGCGCTCTTTCCATCAGCGCCAGTATCACCCTGCGGGCCTGTCGCACCAGTTGCACCAGCGGGACCCTGAGGACCTTGCGGACCTGGGTCGCCCTTGTCGCCCTTGGCAATCGTGAGCAATAAATCAGCGTGTGTAAGTGGCATTTTCATAAGTCATTTTCTCCTAGTTGGAAGCGATATGGTTTATACCCCAGATACGTACCACGCATTTTTGCGCATTGTTATTATACTGAGTATTACCACTTACCGATGTACTTGTCTGAGTGTGCATTATTGAGCTGCCATGCGTGATTGACCATGTAGTTGGACCACTAAAAGCAATCTTTGCGCAAGCGTAATACTGGTTTCCGCCACCAGCACCAAAACCATAAAAGAGGTATGCCGTAGTTGCTCTCGGGGAAATCTCAAAAAAACTATAACCATCAGTAGGTGGAGTTGACTGGACACCAATACCAACCTCTAAACGAATTCTTTCAAAGTTGGTGTATGCCTCGGTTAGTGTTCCTGAATTTTTACCAGTTCCATCACTGTCCTCGAACAAAAGGGTCTCATCCGCCTCTACGACGAACCTGTTATTCTCTACATCAGGAACGATTCTTACCCCCTTGCCTGCAACGACGGGGACGGCTGTCACGGGGCCTCTAATTGCTCTGTTTGAATTGATTGCTGTCATTATGTGTTACCTCCTGCGATGCGGTGGATGCCTACGACCTTGTAGATGCAAGCCATGTCATTAGCGTTGTTGTTTCGTATTGAATCAGCTGATGTGCTAGTGTATGCACCTGACATCGTCCTTGATTTAGACACTGTTACAGAATCCCCGCTTATAGTTGCATACACCCTCATTAGGTAGTCAGAGGATGCGTTACCAGCTCCGTAGATGAAATGGAGCAACGTAGAGTTTCCAGGGAACTTGTTCACCATAAATCCGTCTGAAGCTCCGTGGAAACCGACGGTGAATTCAAGCCATTCGAAATTGGATGCAGCCTCTGATAGTGTGCATGAGTTAACACCTAGTCCAGTACTGCCATCGTACAGCACGGTCTCGTCCACGCCGAGCGCACGCTTCAAGTATTCCAGCTGCTGTTGCGAAAAGGATTCGGGACCAGCAAGGGGCATGCCCACGATTTGGCCTTCCATTGACATCATTTGATTATTTTCTGGCATGTTAAAACCTCCTAGTTGTTAGCGATGCGGTGGATGCCGATGATTTTTTCTACCTTTAAAGAATCGGTTGTTGATGCAAGTGAGCCACTATTATGTGCGCGGATTGCTTTGTTAACCGTTATTGTAGAGCCTGAGATAGAATAATCAACCACGCAATAATAATATCCTACACCAGTTCCCGAAATTGTTTCTACACCAAGTCCACCTAAATTAAATGTGCTAGTCGAACCAGGTATCTTCGTATATGCTGTAAGTCTTTGGCTTGCGTTATATGTCCAACTTGCATATACTTCGATGTACTCAAAATTTGATGGCGCTTCGGTCAATGACATATTGGACGTAGATGATTCCTGGTTACTGAACAGCACGGTCTCATCGGTAGGATAAGCCTGACTGATTCTAAGCGTGTTTCCATCGGGGTTGTCAATCACTATGCCTGGACCAGCCACGACATCAACTGGGCCTTCAACTTGGAGAATCCTGTTGCCGTCGCTGTCGCTGAATTCTAATCCTGGACCAGCGTCGAACTTGTCTTCCTTGGTTGCAACAGCTTCTGCAACTGCTGTTCCGCTCTGGGGGTTGGAAGATGTTGCATCGTAGGTTTGGTCTACTTCGCCACCCCATTCGCCTGTGTCACCCTTTGGGCCAGTAGCACCTGTAGCTCCTGTGGGACCAGCGGGACCTTGCTCACCTTGGATTCCCTGAGGACCCGTTTCACCTTGCGGGCCTTGCGGACCAGTTTCACCTTGAATTCCTTGTGGACCCTGAGGGCCTGTTTCGCCAGTTTCACCCTTTGGGCCTTGAATACCCTGTTCGCCTTGCGGACCAGTTGCACCCTGTGGACCAACAAGACTTGCCAAGAAGTCTTCCTCGCTTCCAGTGTGTCCTTCGTCCAACCAGATTTCATAAGCACTTTTACCATCATGACCGATGATACCGTCTTCACCCTTCGGGCCAGTAGCACCTGTTGCACCCGTATCACCTTTAGGACCTTGGATGCCCTGCGGACCCTGTTCACCTTGGGGACCTTGCGGACCAGTAGCTCCAGTGTCGCCTTTCGGACCTTGTAGACCTGTTTCTCCCTGAGGTCCTTGCTCGCCTTGTTCACCCTTAGGTCCAGTAGCGCCCGTATCACCCTTTGGGCCTTGTGGACCCTGAGGACCAGCAGGACCCTGTTCGCCAGGAGGAACAGAATCGGAGTCAACCGAGATGATGACCTTCAAGTCCTCTCCATCACTGTCGAGTTCCATCTTGATTCCATCGCCAGCCTCAAACGGGACCGTAAACGGTATCGCGCCTGTTGGACCAGTCGGACCAGTATCACCCTTTGGACCCTGCGGACCAGCAGGGCCTTGCGGACCAGCGGGAAGAGAATCTGAGTCAACACTGATTGTTCCGTCGCTATCAATGTTAATTCCTTCGCCACCAGCAAGTCGATTCCATTCAAGTCCAGAACCGTCGGGTTTGACCCTGAGGTAGTCACCGTTGTGCCAATCGCTTGCATAGTACGGCAACTTCTCCTGATACTCAGCCATAAAGATAGACTGGCCAGGCATGATTTCGTACAGGCGCATGTACTCTTCATCCTTGTACCTGATGTAGGCAATCAAGCCGCCACGGTAAGGAGTGGAATACATACCCATGCGGAAGAATTCAATCCTTACGGCCTTGCCAGGGACAGGGGCAAATTGTGACCACCAATCAGACTGGTCTTGCCATGTCACCATGCGGTAGACAGCAGACCATCCTTCCTTGCCCTTCGTTCCGTCAACTTCGTACAAATCGAAAATCTGTCCGTCCTCGTACCATTCGAACAACTGGTCGGCAGTGACCATCGGGTGGCCACTCGGGTCGCTTTCGTCAACTGCATCGAGGTCATGAAGCCAGTCGCCAGCGGGGTGCTGTTCATCTGCCTCGCTTGCATTCGTGTACCACCTCAAAAGCCTATGGATGTTCTTTCCCTTCGCCTCGATACGGCCATCGGAATCAATCGTGATGCCCTCGCCAGGAATCAAGGTGTCCTGCTTTCCTTCGAGTGCCTCGGCAATGCTAAGGTCGAACTGGTTCGGACCGTATTCGTTGATATCTACGGTTCCGTCGGAGCTTGTAACGTCCACGTTGTAACCGTAGTAAAGCACATGGTTGTCACGTCTTAGTAAAGCCATCGTTAATGACCCCCGTTCTTAATCTTGTTGTCCACCAGGAGTTCCACCAGGGTTTTAACCTCCGTTATGGTGCTGTTCATCATGGTCAGCTGCTGCCTAAAATCCTCGTTCAGCAAGTTCTGGTGGTTCATGTCTTCCTTCATCCTGTTCAGTTCCCAGGAAAGTCTCTGGATGCTGTCATCACGTTCCTTCTTGGTTTCTTCACGGTCCTTCTTGACACTCTGCACTTCGGCATGGCCTTTCAGCCATGCTGCCAATGCTGCAAGAAGTCCGATGATATAGGGAAGCAACTTCCCGATTATTACCGTTGCCGTCATCCTAGCACCTCCTCTGCGAAAGCCGTCACGTCGCCAGAACCTATGCCAGAGAACGTTACCCTGATGCTGCATCCTGGGGCTGACGAGTATGTCACTTCAACTATGTACGTCCACTGCACATTTGTCTGCAGCATGTATTGCGGAACAGAACCGACGTGGGTGTATGCCGTAGAACTGCTGATTGTCACCCTGCTGAACTCGGTCGTACCGTTTGCAGGGGCCGAAGCCGAAGTGCTGTTGTGGTAGAGCCTCGTGAACACCTTGTAGTCTCCAGACCATCCGTTAGGGCCAAGCTTCATTCCGATGTCCAGGGTGCCTCCGTGGGTTCCCTTTTCTGCCACGTTGAAACGGTTCGTGTAGCCAAGCTGGACATATGCATCCTGAGGCTGGACTCCGAAATGCCTAGTAAATTCCCTTCTTGAATCGGCGACGGTAAACGTGCTCCATACGTTGTCCGAGTCCACTTCCACGAACGTGAAAGATGAAGAGTCAAAGGAGTTCTTCCCAGTGAACGAAACCCTTTCTGCGTAGTTGTGCGTCAGAGGATAGTAGATGTTGTTAAGGGTAGCAACCACGTATTTTCCACCGTCGATTGCACCCTTGACCTCTGCAAAGCTCGTCCTGTTGTATTTGGCTATGAAAACCCTTCCGTCATTGTCGTTGACTGTAAAGGTTGACCACTGGTTTGCGGAAGTCACGGTGTAGACCGTTCTTTGTCCACCGTTGCCCAAAGCGAAGAAGTAGTATTCGTTGACATCTGGAAGGACAGAGAGTCCGCCGAACTGTGCGTAACGGGTTTCCTCTGGGCTTGCCTCGTTCTTTAGGACAACGATGTTTCCAGCCTGCAGTTCCGACTGAATCTGGTTATAGGTGGTCGTTCCGTAAACGGCTTCGAACCTGTCGGTTCCGCCAGTGGAACTAATAACGTTGTCGGAATCTATCGTAATATTACGGCCAGCTGTAAGCTTCTTCTGGAAGATTCTGTCCGCATCGTACTGTGAATAGAACACGTCATCCTTGTCAACAGTGCGAGTCCACTCGATGTTTCCCTCTGGGCTGTTTGTCAGCTGCGGTGTAAAGGATACGATACCTGCGTTGGATGAACCTTCCCAGTCGAGCCACATCTGGTTCTGGGAGAAGTTCTTTAGTTTCAGGTAGCCGACAATGCGGCTTCCAACAGAGCGGATTTCGAGCCTTTCCACAAAACCGTTTCCAGTAGCCATGTAAGGGCTTGCTGAAACCACATAGGGCCAAGCCACCGTGTAGTCTGCACCTATCGCCCTAGTGAGGGAAACCGCGAAAGTAACGTAGTCGCCACCGTAATGCGTGGCGGTGAATACGCACTGTCCCCTTCCGTAAACATATTGCCATGTGAAGTCGAAAACCTTGCAGTATGAATAGCTGACGTTGTTCGTAGCCATGAGCTTGTGGCCCGTCTTGCTGATGGTATTTCCAGAAACTTCGATTCCGTAACCGCCCTTGTAGTTACCGCTGATTACGCCATCGGAGGTGATATCTACTGTTTCGGAACCCTGGTATTTTCCGTTTACCGTGTACTCGTTGTTGTCGCTGTCGTAGGTGACCTCCATGTTGGGGCCAGCCTTTACCTTCGTGTTGTCGCCGATGATGTCGGGATTGACAGAGAAGACAACTTCCTCGTCGTCTTCATGCTCGATGATTGTCCTTCCGTCGCCCCTAAGCCTCTTCAAGTTCTTGAGGGAGATTTCACGCATCTCCTGGTCGATGTTGATGAATATGTCGCCAGGGTAGTAGTTTCCAGTTCCTGAACCGCCTCCACCAGTGGAAGTCATGCTCTTTATCGTGAACATGAGTTTGTTGTAGCGGTCGTACACTTCGAGCCTGTAAGTCTTCTTGGAGTCAACGAAAAGGCCTGGGGCGCGTCCGTTGTTGTCGAGAACAACAGGCTGTCTTATAAGGCTCATCCCGTCGTCGAACACCTCTGCGAGGTCGTCTGTTTCTTCCAGGTATACGCGAAGAAGTCCAGCGGTATTGAGCGCACCAGACTTCGTTTGGAATTGCGTTGTAGGGTCGAACAGCCTTGCGTATTTTGTTGCCATGTTAACCTCTCTTTCTTGGTAGAAAGTAGGGGTCTTCTTTGTTACTCACCGCTCGGCAACGGGTTTATTCCGAAGAACTGGGCAGACTCGCCCCATGAACCAAGCAGGCAGTCGAACATGTCGTTAGGCATGCTCTTGTCGTAGGCACAAACAGGGAGGTATCCAGAAATCGGGAAGTCAGCACATCCACCGCCGCTCTGGTTAGCGGAGAATATCGCCTTCATCCTGTACGGGGTACATACGCAGCGCCTGTCAACGATGTAAACGTTGCTTTCGTACCTGACATCAGGCATCGGTTCAAAATTCTCGTTAATCAAGGCAGGGAGCACAAAAACCCTGTACGGAATCTGTCCCTTCTCGAACGAAAGTCCACCGCCGATTGCACCAGACTGAGCCCAGTTGCTTGCGATAACCTGTGCTCCTGGAAGGTCTGATTCAGTCGGGCCAGAATACTGTCTCGGGCAGTTTCCGTCGTTTCCACGGTACTCGTAGCGGGTAGAGAAGTATTCAACCGTACGGTCGCTAGGGTCACCGTTCTGGTAGCTTGTCATGCCCCTGATGAAGCGGTATGCAAGGTCTGGTCCAGCCCAGAAAGGCATCGTGATTCCGTTTACGTTCGTGTTGAAAACGTTGTCGGTAATTGCGATTCCGTCAACCCTGACCTCGTAGCATTCGGCAAGGTGGTCAGAATGTCCGTTGTGTCCACCGATACGGATTGCCGAACCCCCGTTGAAACGGTTGTTTCGGAACTCCATTGCGATGCACCAAGTCTGCCTTACGCCCTCGAAGATTGAGCACGGGAACACGTAGATTGGGGTGTTCGCTATGTTGCAGTCTAGGAAGACTGGATTGGACGAAGCGATGGTTCCGTTGTTCACGGTGCAACGCCACATCACAAGCTGCTTTTGGTAAATCAGGTCGTCGTCAGTCCTTCCGATGAAATGGCCGTTCAGGTCGATTCCCGTCTCGTTCCAAGACAGGGTTGAAAACGTCGTGTTGACATCCGTGTTCAAGGAGAAGTTCGAACGGCTGTCGTTCCAGTTTCCAACCTGTGCCTGTTCTATAACGGCCTGACAGTTCTTGGTGGTCAGGTTGAGATAGTTGTGTTCAAGGTACATGTGGTTGATGACACAGTTTTCAAGGGCCATGTTGTGGTTGAAATGGGCGTAGTTGATTACGGCGTTCCTGATAAGCGTGAACGGCATGTCTGCCGTGATTCCAGATACGGAACGGTTCTGCAAGTCAAGGGCTGGAATTCCGTTTGCCGCCTGCTGCAAAACGAACACGTTCGCATCGGCGAAGTGGTCAAGCGAAATCCTGTTTTCAGTAGAGCGGACAAGCTGACGGTGGGTCACGTCCGTTCCGAAATCCCAGAGACCATCGTTGAACCAACGGTCACAGAAATCACAGTTCTTGAACACCGTGTACCATGCGGTCGAAAGGCAGTAGTCGGTGAAGTTGCAGTGATTGAATTCAAGGTTTGCCCCACCAGTCATCGTAAGAGGACGGCCAGAAATCGTGCGGTTGATGAGGATTGCACAGATTGTACCCTTGTTTCCGATATCGCTGTCAGCAAAGAAGTTTGCATCGCTCTGGTGAAGTTCCCTTGCACCGCACTGCCAGAACTTCTTCACGGAGCGGAACCATCTGGATTCTGCAACGGGTTGGTAACCCGAGTTGAAATTGAAGTCCGCAACATAGTTGGAGTTGTAAGGGATGATTACGGAACGGCACACGAAGTTTGCCTTGGTGAACCTTGCCCCGTCATCGAAGTACAAACTCTTTGTCGTGGAGAACGTGGTATCGCTCGTGTAAGTACCCTGTATGAACCTAGGGATTTTAGGAGTCCTGATGTTCCATCTTGAAACGATGTCTGGATACGTGAGGAATGCACCGATGTTTGACTCGTAGCCTGGGGCGATACCGTATACCGTGCAGGGCAACTTCTCGTCGTCCCACAGGAGAATCCAGCGGCCAGTTTCTGTCGTGTTGGAAAGCACCACGATACCGTCGTCAGCGTTGGCACGGCATGTCGAATCCCAGATGTAGTGACGCATCGGGGCCTTTACGTTGTTGTCGTAACCGTATACGGCGACGATTCCAAGGGCCGTGTTCGTATTCTTCAAACCCTCGATTCCTTCCACGACGGTATCGTTTGTCGCATCGGGCATGTCGAAACCGTCCTGATAGGTATCTAGGAGTTCGTACTTGTTTTCTCCTACGTGCTTCTCGACCTTTACATCGACAACAGCTGCGTCGAAGAAGAGGGTAGGAATGCGGCCATCCTCGGATGTAAGGATTGGGTTGACCGCTTCGGAGTAGATATCGCCAGAAAGCGTGTAGACTGGGCATGGCGTATTGGAGTCATGCAGGAACACCGTTATCCGTCCTGCGGAAAGCGGTGCGCCCTTGTCGTCGAAAAACTGGTTACACGTTAGACTGATTTTCATTTACGCCTCCCATTACTGTCCTTGCGATTTCTGCACTTGCCTTTACCTTCTCGCTGTCTGCCTTTACCTTTGCTGCATCGAGTTCGACAGCCTGCTTCTCCAACTCCATCTGTTTAGAGATTGCGTCTGCCTCTGCCTGGCCAGCGTCCTTGCCAGCATCGAGTTCTGCCTGGAACGCCATGGTTTCCAACTTCTGCTGATGCTGCATCTGCAACTTCACGATGTCGGCCTGAATGTTCTTGTCTTTATCTTCGGAGTAGTCCTGCCACTGCTTGACCTGCTCCTGCAATTCCTGAATCTGCTTGTCCTTGTCCATGATGGCCTGCTTCATCTGTTCGATTGTCTCGAACGCCTCGGCTTCCATTGCGGTCGGCTGAGGTGCAGCATGGATGGCCCCAAACACGTTTCTCAGAATCGGGTTGTCGTTATGGCTCAACAGGATTCCGTCAACCAGTTTCATCTTCTCTGTTTCAGGTACGAGTGCTGCAAGCGAGATTAGTTCCTGACGGGCAACCTGCTTCTCCATGTATTCAGACGGACCCTGGATTACGTCCAAGGTAACTTCGCCGTAGCCCATGAGTTTGAGAACGGTTTCGCCAACTGACTTGAACGTGTCCCTGAGGTTCGCATAGTAGTGTGCGATTGTCTGGGTTGTCTGTTTCTCGTTGTAGATAACCTCAGTTGCAGTAACCTGCGGAGCACCCTCGATGAGACCCTTTGCATCGACACCAGTGATGGTCGAAAGGAGTTCGAGGTTTGCGGAAATGATTCCCGTGATGTCGCCAAACTGCACCTGATTATCCAAGCGCTTCGGTTCTGGAAACTCCCTCTTTCCGTCAGCGGATTTCGGGTTCCACAACAGGAGAGGGTTCAGGTTGTTGGAGAAGTTCCTGTAACCGTCGTCGTAACCCTCGATTGACTCGGGGGTGGTCAGGAACACTGGCTTCGGAGCGATTGCCATCCTTTCGGCCAGCTGTGTGAAAGCGTAGTTCAGGATTTTCTGAATCGGGGCGCCTTTCCTTACGAGACCCTGATAGATAACCTCGTCGCCGTCCCAAGTGCGTTCTCCGTATACTGGGAATATCGGCGTTCTCGAAATGTCGAGCTGTGTCGGCTCGTCGAGGAACTTGTCGTTGAGCATCCTGTAAACGGAACACTTGCCGTCTTCCACACGGAAGTATGTGACGATGCACATCGTATCGGGGTTCTTGTTGTCGGTAACGTTGACGATTGGCTTTACACCCTTGGGGGTAACCCATTCCTCGCCATACTTGGCCTCGATATAGTTCTTCGAGCGGAACTCAAGGATACCAGCCTCGATTGCGTCATGTCCATCAACCTCGATTGAATCTGGGTCGAACAGGATGTTCTCAATCTTGTCAACAGAGTAGAGTGCGGGTACTTCGACCTCGTTTCCCATCTCGTCGATAATCGTTTCGGAACCCAGTGCGAAATAGCCCAGACCGAATGCCACCTCGGAGAAGAGGACATCGTATGCAGCCCTGTTGTTGCTCCCGTTTTTGAGGAAAGCGTCTGCTGCTGCATCGACATCTGGATTGTCGCTGTACCATTTATAGGGATAGGTCGCATAGGAATTGGCGGTTGAGTTAACTGCGTTCGACAGCACATTGATGGTGCGTCTCGGGCGGTTTGCCGCAATTAGCCGTGTATCGTCGTTGTCCCACTGGTTGCCCGATAGGAACGTCCTGTCGTCCTTGATTCGGTTAATCTGCGTACTGCGCTTTGCGGTAGCACGGGACTCGAAATCTTTCCACAGCTCTATAACTTCGTCAAATGTCTTCATGGAGAAACCTCTCTTACAAACTCGAAAGTAGGTGTTTATTCAACGTCGAGGTAGAACTGCTCCTCGTCCTCTTCCATCTTCTTCTTGAAAGCCTCGTCGATGATTGCCCTTGACTTGGGACCGAGACGTGTGTACCAGTCCTGCTTCCTGTATTCTGGGAAGCTCTGCGGTCCTACGTTAAGCGGATTCACTTTGAACGTCGGTTCGAAACGGCCACCGAAATCTCCAAGGATTTTACCAAGTATGAGGCCAGCTCCCCTTACCTTCGATGCCTGAGCCTCGTCGGCGTACTTTGCAGGGAAAAAGGACTTGTACTGGTTTTCGTTTTTTGTATTGAGATGGAACAGTCCGTCATCAAATCCAGGTATCTGGTAATCCTTCGGGTCTCCATCATATATCTCGGTCTTGTTTCCGACCCTCTTCCATAAGTATACTGGCTTCCTGTCGTATGCATTCATGAACTCGTCAATGTTGTATATTCCCTTCTCGTTCGGCTTTATGCCTAGGAACTTTGCCATCTCTTCTACACGTTTTGTACCGAGCATCTTTTCGGTATCTGCAACGCTCTTGTCGAGGTACATTACTGGGTCGTCACCTAAGGACTTGAACACGCTTTCGATATTCTGCTTTGTAGCAGGCTTTCCTTCCCCTTCGAGAATCATCCTTGCGAAAGATTCGTCCTTGGATGCGTTACTTGCCATAAGTTTGTTATGGTTCTCGACGAGTTCCCTGATGCCTTCCTTCTCTGCTTCGAGAGGGTTTCCAGCACGGGTGGCTTTCCCGATTCCACGGGAGAAATCCATTGCCGTCTTGCCAGGAACCTTAGATACCATACCCTGTGCGCTTCCTACGATTCCTGGGCGTGTAGCACCGAACGTGGCTGCGACTATCGCCTGTGCGGGGTCCGCTTCTAGGGTCGGGTTGATGTCTCTCTTTGAATACTGACGGTTGAGTTCAAGCGCTCCCTGTCCAACAGCGTCGAGAACACCAGCCGCAATCGGGTTCTGAACCTTCAATGCGGAAGTGCCTGGGAGTCCGAACATGGCGACGTTCGTTCCTGCATCCATTCCCATAAGGGCGGCAGCCTGTCCCTTCGTCAGGTCGGAACCAGTGGAAACTGCGTTCTCGATACCTTCCATGAGCGAGGGGAATGCCATCTTCGTCGGCCAGTACCATCCAGACTCCCTCATTTCCTTCATGAGTTGACCACGGTCGTAAACGGTCTGGTACTTCCTGAGCTTTTCAAGGAACTTTCCAAGGCCTTCACGGTTGTAATCGAAACCCATTTGTGAACCAATCAGTTTAAGGTCCTGCCTTCCGTCAAGCCAGCTTGTCCCTTCTGGTGCTACACCTTTCAGGAAAGGCATGTACTTGGCCAGTTCAGCAGCCTCGTGTTTAGCCCTCGGGTCGTACTCGTCGCCGTCAGCCTTGCTGTGGACTTCCCATTTCCAGATTGATTCGGGAGTGAACTTTTTCAGGGTTTCTATGTCATCGTTCGATACCTGCTCGTAAGTATATTTCTTCTTGAGGAAATTCTCGATATCACCGATTACCTTCTCGTCAAGACCTTCGGAGGGAGTATCATACTGTTCTACGAACTTTACATAGTTGTTTCCCGCATCGACAGCAACATCGTGGATTGCGTCTAGCCATTCTTCTCTGCTGAGCTTTTCCATATATTACCTCGTGGTGCTTCCGCACTTGTACTGTACCTTTCCGCCAGTGAGCCGTGTAACAGTTACAGACTTTCCGTTCGATGCAGTTACCGTCTTGCTCTCGCCCTTCTTCAATCCGAATCCAGTCACCTTCTTGGTGATTTCGTCCAGTGCGGCATTCTCCTTAGCCTTCTGTGCCTTGACATCGGCATCGTGCTTCTCGTTGCTCTTGATTGCATCGAGGGCCGTCTGCCTTTCGTTATGGGCGCTACCAGAAGGTAGAGTGTCTAGGATGGACTGGAGCTTTGCAATCTGCTGGTTCGAAAGCCTTCCGTTGTTTCCGTTGGCCTTCAACTCCTGTTCGAGAACCGAGTCGTAACCTGCGAAGGTGCTAACGCTTCCTGAATCCTGCTTTCCAGTAGGTACACGAACGGCGCCGCTGTAAGGCTTTCCGAAGACACGCTCGTAGTCCTTTTCCTTGCGCTCGATGTAGTTCTTGTACTGTGCCTGCTGTGCGGGGTCGGCACCAGCCATTGCAACGTAGAGTCGGTCGATTTCGTCCTCTGCGGCAATCCTGTCCTTGTCAGTATTTCTCATCTTTCCAAGAGCCGCCGCACGCCTCTGGTCGATACGGTTGAGGTGCATCTGTGCGTTGCCGAAGTCGCCGATGGAAGCACGGTTCTGTGCAAGCTGCATGTCGAAGTCGTCTAGGTTCTTACCAGTCTGCTTCTCAATCTGTGCAAGCTCCTGCTCGATTTCCATGATTCGCTGGGCGTTCCTGTCGTATTCGTCCTTCAGGTTAAGCAACTGTGCGTTCTGTTCGTACTGTTGCAACTGCGGTTGAGTAGCGGGATTGAAACCAGGGTCAACCTGTCGTCCACCGTACGTCGGGTAGTAACCCTGCATGTTCGGCAAAGGTTGGTAACCCTGCATGTTGTTGGCCTGCTGTGCGATGTACGCATTGCGGGATGCAAGGGCTGCGTCCTCTGTGTTGGTAGGGTTGTAGCCCCTGAAATTCCAGAAATTGGTTGACATATTTACTCCTTACTTGGCATACGCCGGGTTATAATTGTTCTTGTTCCAAGCACCCAGCAACGGGTTGTTAGTCGGTCTCGTCTTCACTGGGTATACAGCACGTCCGATTGAATCTGATTCGAGAAGTTCCCTTGCGGCCTTAGATGCCTCGTGGGTGTTTCCGTACTTCTTGAAAGTGTACCATCCAGAGGGATTCTTCTTGCTAGGCTTTCCGCCCCACTGAACCTCGATGTATCCTTCTGGGGTAATCCTGATGCCCTTGACGGCGGAAGAGGACACGGCGAATTCACGCCTGTTGTTGGACTCGTTCCACCACTTCGGCAACTGCTTTTCCTCGTCACGTCCCTGCTGGATTGCGTCCCTTATCTGCCTTGGCGTTGCGTTAGAGGGAAGCATGCGTACATACTTCGTAAGGGCCTCGTTGTGTTCCTTCAATGACTGCTGTTCGGAAGCTTCCGCAATGGTTCCTGCGTTGGCCTTTCCCATGTAGTTCATGTTCTGGTAGGGACCCTTAACACCGTCTGGACGGGGTGCGTAAACAACGTTGTAGATGTGGTTCGTATCAGGTGCGAACTCCTCTGGATAACCAGATGCAGAACCGTCGCCACCCCGTCCAGTTCCACCTACGTTCCCCCCGAAACCGCCGAGAGCACCGCTCATTATAGTCGCAGAGGGGCCAAGGGGTGCTCCCGAGGCTCCCATGGCAACTAGGAGCTGCAATATGTCCTTTGCGGTAATCTTCTTGGCCATAGGTTAAATCCCCAGTTGAACAGCGATTTCCTTGTTGCGTTCCTTGAGACGGTTAAGCTCTTCCTTCAAGGCGATTACCTTTTCGGAATAGTTTCCCTCACGGTAGTTCTTGATAAGGTCGCCGTACTCCCTGTTTGCCTGCATGCGTTGGTAACCCCTGACTGCGGAGCCGAGGTTTGCAGCGTCGGTATAGGCCTGCTGGGTCGTGTCCTTAATCTGAATCTGCGGGATGTTGACTCCCGCCCAGTTGAATGAGAAAGCCATTAGGAACCTCCGAAGTAAGAACCTGCGAACTGTGCGATAGGGCCGAGAGCAGATGCGATAGCACCGCCAGCGTTGTTGTTCTGGGCTGCGTTTGCAAGGCCAGCGGCAACGTTAGCCTGCGTCTGCAGACCGCCAAGACGGTTTGCCATCGTGGCCATCGTCGCTTCACCGATACCCTGCGTGTAGGCATTCCTGTCGTTGTTTAACTGGTCGATTAAATACTTGCTTCGGTCAACATTCGCATTGTAGTTGTTCCACTGGTTCTGCGTGTTGTTCTGCCATTCCGTCAACTGCTGCTGTCTGTCCTGCATGAGCCTCTGGTACGCATTGGCCCACTCTTCTGAAGCCATTGCTTGCTGCTTCGCCCCGACACGGTTCGCATAGTCCGAGGAAAAACGATTGCCACCAGTTGCTGCACTGTCGTTGATAGCTGACATTGCCGCTTCGACACGCTGGTTTGCAGCAGGGTCGTAGAACTTGTCGATTGTTATCGGGTTTCCGTTCTCGTCAGTGTACGTGAAATCGGAAGCCTGATATACAGGTTGCCTCATGAACTGGCCAAGCGCATTCTCGTAGTTCAATGCACCCTGTCCGTACATCTTCTGGATAAAACCCTTGTAGTTGTCGATATCACCCTGGTTTGCAGTGACTGCGGTATTAGCGGCTTTCGCAATCTTGTCGTAAGCTTCTTCTGCAGCCTTGCGGTTCTCAGAGGAGTTCCACAGGTTAGATGCGATGGAGCCAGCCGCAAGTGCTCCGCCAACGATTAAAGGAACCATAGTTACTTCTCCTCTTTCTTAGGTTGTTCTTTCCCGCCCTCTTCGTCTGCCGAATCGATTTCCATGAGGTCAAGGAAATCTTCCATCAGGGAATTGAGCTTTTTAAGTGCTTCGAGCGTCTGTTTCTTGTCCATTTTAAAACCTCGCCTTTTCAGTGTGAAAGTAGGGCAGTCACCTTTGCGGAATCACCGAACATCTGCAACTGGAACAGCCCCGCCTTTGCAATCTTGATGGCCGTCTGGCCTGGTTTGATGATTACTGCGTCAACCGTACCGTCGGCATGGGAAATCGTACCTGCGACGGGAATGGTGACCTTGAACGGGAGTTCGTGGGAACCCTCGTCAAAGGTTGCCGTAATCACCGTGAAGAACGGGGTGAGAACAATGTGGTAGTCGCCAGAGTTGTATTCGTTCCATGAACCAGTGAGCTGTTCCAGAACGTCAACGAAAGACGACGTACGGTTAATCATTCCGCTTTTCATCAGATTACCCCGTTGGTTGAAGAAATGCGTTGCGAACAGGTTGTCAATTCCAGTGACGTAGGATGTGAGTATGTCACCCTCAGTACGCACAGGCGATTGTAACCGAGATTATGAAAACGCACTCTATGATTGTAGTCACCTGTTCGGCCCATCTTGCAAGACCTAACATTGCCAAACGTATTGCCCCCATCCTTGCTCACCTCCAAGAGGATATCTGGTTGAAGCTTGTAGTCAGCCCACGTACCAACGTTGCACTCGATTGCCAGTTCGTTGAAGATGAACGGCATGTTGTTATCGACAACGACAGCACCCTGCCTGTGGCGGACCATTGGCAACCTCTCTTCCGAGGATGCGTAGTCTTCCCACCAGTATTCGTCAGAATGCTTGTACATGCAGCCGTCGTTTGCAAAGGCTATGAACTCGCCGTTGAACCAGATTATCTTTGCAACCTTCCAACGGATTTCATCACCAGATTGCAAAGCCCTGCTACAACGCTGATGCCACTCCTTTGTCTCCAAGTCGTAAACCCAAGTTTCACCTAGGTTCGTCAACTGGAGTACATAGAAGTTGTGGTCGCCCTGTGCGTACGCAAATGCATAGGCCGTATCGGAAGTTTCCCCAAGCAGCTTGTCATCAAGCCAGTCAGGAGAAATCTTGCTGTACGTCTGGCCAGAAATGCTGAGGATGCCCTTTGCATAGGATTCACCAGAACCCATGTAGTAGAGGGTCGAACCGCAGATTGCAACCGAGTACGGTGCCTGCAAACCGTTCGAAGCGTTGGCTGTATACGACTGCCTAATCCAAGTTTCATACTCGCCAGAACCACGCTGCCAGATTTCAACCGTCTTACTTCCAAACAAATAAAGGTTTGCACCAACTGCCGAAATTGCTTGCAGGTTATCAGAACTTGCCTCGGCATTGAAAAATTGCTGCACACCGTAGTTGTCAAGGAACATGTATTCAAGGGAGTTCACTTCCTTTGTCAGGACTTTCAGGCTGTTGTTCGGGTCGTACTGGACCTCGCCATTCACTATGTCGAAAACCTTCCTCGTCTCGGAGTTAAGAGGATATGGGATTGAGTAGTATACGAAACCGCTTCCCGCATCGTTTATACACACTGACCCTGCAACACAGCATACGTGGCTGGGCCTAACCATTCCTCCGTCACCAGTAACCCTTTCAGGCAACGTAACCTGTTGCAGCTGTCCGCCTTCAAGCAGGTTGTAAACCCACAGGTTGAAACCGTCTGCAATTAGGAGCATGGGACGCAAACCGCCAGTCTCGGCAAAGATTACACGGTTTGAACCAGATGCAACCTGTCCGATAAGTGTGGTGTTGCCAGCAAGGTCGATACGGTACACCCTGCGACCGAAGCATACGAAAGCGTTTTCCGCCTGATTCTGTGATGCAAGACCGACAGAGGAAACATAGGCGCCACGGCATTTCGAAGCGGTTGCAACCCTCTTGATGAACTTCAATCCTGGGAGTGAAGCAAGGTAGTTGTTCTCCTGGTTGATTTCCCTGAACATGTTGCAGGACCAAGAGCTTCCCATCGTTGACGGGTGCTTGCCACGGTTCGTAGCTGGTTCGATAAGGTAGTTTGAAACATTCGTTCTTGAAGCCATGTTTTACCCCCACTGTGCAGGGCAATAACCGTTGTAGTAAGCATCCATGTAGGAACCTGCCATCTTTCCGCTCTGCATCATCCTCTGCGTTATGTTGTTACGCTTGATGAGCTTCTGTGCTGCGGTGAAGTCTGTATAACAGTCGGCCTTCTTGGAATCGGACAGCTCGTAGAAACATGCGAGACGGTATTTGAGTCCAGAGAAGAGGAGTTCGTTATACAGGTCGGACAGGTAGATTCTATCGTCTAGGTTGTACGTAGGCATCTTGGAATTGTACCAGATTCTAAGGGGTTGAACCGTGGTTCCGTCAATGGCCAGAACACCGACTTCACGCTGCATTTCGTCCAAGGTTGCGAACTGTTCTGGCATGGGTTCAAAATCACGTCCGTAGTTCCATGAGGTAGGAAGAGTGAACGGATTCTTCATGCACATCTGGATTGAATCGTTAGGGTGAAGCGGGATGAACCTTTCTCCAATCTTTCTGGCGACACCCTCGATTTTCTCGGGCGGTTCCATGTCGATTGAATGTGGTTGTGCCTCTTCACCTTCTTTCAGCTTCCTGAAATAGATTGTCCTTGCAGACGGAACGTCGATGAACTTCTGCATGTGGGCAAGATATCCCTGCGAGTTGAGTGTAGAGATTAGACGGTTGAGTTCCTGACAGCCGACGAGAGCCATGGTGCCATCGGTGGACTCACCAAGGCCAGTCATGTTGATTCCCTCGTAGGCTTGCTGGACTAGCTCGTTAACTGCTATCATATTTTAAACCTCTCTGTTTTCAAGGTTGAAAGTAGGGGACACAAAAGGGGTCCCTATCGCTAGGAACCCCACAGGAGAGTATTCGTTATGAATCTTGCTTTTGGATTAAGCCTTCTTGATGAACACGGCCACAGCGGAACGAGGTTCATACAAGCCAGCTCCGAACGGGCAGTCGATTCTCACCAACTTGCTCAAGTTCGTACCGTCGCCATAGACAGACATCTTAGCAGTAACTCCACCGACGGTAGATACGGCCTCGTTGTCAGAGCCTGGGAGATTCTCGAACTTGTAACTATCGTAGGCGAGAGCGTCACGAGTACGAACCTGACCTACCCAGTACGTGGTGCTTGCTTCGAGAGCAGCAGTGAGGGTGAGGGAAGTCGTACCAGCTTCGACCCAAGCGTTCGGGTTGCCATAGCCCTTGCCCTTCACAGTGATGCGGAGCGGGCTAATCTTGCCCTTCGTGCCAGCTTCGTTAGCGGAAACAACCACCACAGAGACAGGCTGTTCGGTTTCGATACCACTCTGGTCAACAATCTTGAGGTCGCCACCGAGAGTGAACACGAGGCCAGCCTTCAGGTTCGTACCAGTGATTTCCTTGACTTCCTCGAAGCCCACGACATTGCCTTCGCCATCGGAGTCGGCAACGAGAGTGATGCTACCAGTGTAGGAAGCAGGAGTGGTAACGGTCGGGAGCAAAGCGCACTGAATCTGTTCAGCACCAGCATATTGACCGAGGTAGTTCTTGCCATACAATTCCTTGGCTTCTGTGCCTGGAATGAAGTTGGCCAAACCACCAGCGGCAATTTTTCCCATAACCGTCGGGTTCATGAAGCTAACAACTTCACCGCCAACAGCGAGTTCGTTAAGAGCTGCAGATGCATCGGAAAGGACACCGAAAGACGGAGCGGTTGCAACGACGGCCTGCATGTCCTTGAAGATGTTGTCTTCAATGATGGACTTGCCCATCTGACGTGCGAGGTGTTCAACACGCTTGTCGCAAATTTCCTGCTTGAAGGATTCGATATCGCCCAGTTCGTTCCAAGCGTCGAGAGTACAAGAGGTGTTGAAGTTTCTCAGGAACACTTCGGTCGGAACTTCAGTGATGTCATCGGGATGGGCTTCAAGACCTTCGTGGACCGTACCTGGGTCGGCAAAATAGAGCGTGTAAGCCTGGCCATACTTCTTGCCTTTGAAGTCCGATTGAGACATCTTGGATACAGACGACTTAATGTAATCAAGTTCATCTGCTACTTTGGCTGCAATAAGAGCAACCTTCTTGTTGTGGGTAAAGGAATGGTCGGAACCATTAACCTGATTGTAAAAAGCCATAATTTCCTCCGCCACGCTTTTTGCGTATAAAGTTTCTGCGTGACAAATAAGTTGTTCGACACGGAACCCCATGTTCCCTGCCAGTTGTTGTTTGCTCACGTGCGTTCGTGAAATGTCATTCGCAGAAATCCGATTGGCCATCGGTTGGCGGAAAGAAAAAAGCTAGCTAGGAATTTTCCCTTCTATTTCCTAAAGTAGGGCTAAAAAAAGCGGGTTTTCAAAAAACCCGCAAAAAAGTTGAAATTTTTTATACTAGCGTGAACGGATGAACTTAATCAGGTCCTTTTCGGAACCGAATATGCTCGGGTTCGCACCGCCAGATTTCGCACCTGGCTTGCCAATCTTAGGCATTGCAGGCTTGTGCGTTTCGACAGGAGTTGTTTCCACAGGGGTTGCAGCCTTCGTTTTCAACTCGTGTGCAAGCTCGTGCATCTCGATTACTGCGTCCATCGGATTGCCTGCATTCTGCATGACACGTACGAATGAATCCTTGTTAGAAAGCATTTCGTTGAGAACCATCGGACCGTTCTGGTTGTAGAAGAGGTAGTCACGGATTGCAGGAGCGTTGTCGAGGATTTCTCCAAGTCCGTTTGCAATTCCCTTGTTAACCTTCTGTGCGAACTCGCCATAGGCCTTTTCGTCTTGGAAGGATGCACGGCAATTTCTCTGGAAGGTGTCGGCAAGCTGCTTCTGCTGTTCAGCTGCTTCCTGTTCCTCCTTGGTCTTCGCTTCCTGTTCGGCCTTTTCCTTTGCGGCCTGCTCATCCATCTGCTGACGGTACTCTTCGTTCTGTGATTTAATTAGGTACTTGATGTAGTCGTCATCAGTCTCGAAGTCCTTTCTCATCTTTGGAGGTTCCTTCGGCTGGCTCTTCTTGAACTCGGCCTTGAAATCGTCAAGCTGCTTCTGGAAGCTCTCATGCATCTGCTTGATTTGGCTTTCGTACTTTTCCTTCTGCTTTGAAAGCTGGCGCTTGAAAGCATGCTCGGCCTTTTCTTCCTTGCTCAGCTGGGAAAGGTCAGGCTTTTCCTTCGGAGGTTCCTGCTTTGTTTCAGCAGGTGTTTCAACCTTGGGTTCATCCTTGGTTTCGACCTTGGGGGTTTCGACCTTTGTTTCAGGCTTCGGTTCATCCTTCTTGGCTTCAACCTTAGGGGTATCTTCCTTGGGAGTTTCGACAGGGGTTTCGACCTTTGTTTCCTTCGGGGTTTCCACAGGCTGTTCCTGGCCGCCTGCTTCGCCAACGATTGCTTCTGTTACTTTGCTCATGTAGCTCATATTGTTTCTCTCCTGAGGTTATTGGTTAGCTGCAAAGCGGAACGAGTCGTCAAATGCGTTTCCGTCAATTCCGCCGTAGAAGTTAGATGAAAGTGTTATTCCGTCGATGTCGCAATCCTCGTGTTTCCTCATTGGCCTGTTTACCTTGATGATAAGTTCACGTATTGCACTCTTTGCGACACGGTAAAGGTAAACGAGGATTTCCCTGGGCTGTCTGTTCAGGTCAACCTTGTCGAGATAGGACACTACCATGAGGAGGACATCTGACTGGAAATCTGGGTCGGTTGACATCGAGCGGTAAAGCTTCCCTTTCTGAACGTCGGTGGCGATGGCCCATTGGGTAATGTTGTATGCGAACAGTCCAAGCTGGTCATCTGTCTCCCTGTCTATGGTTCCGTTCCTTCTCATTTTGAGCGCTTCCTTCAATGCCGTCGCCCATTCCTCGTTATGCAAAATCGATAATTTCAAACTCTCTCCTGTGTTGCCACGTATTAAGTTTATAAGGTATGCGTTACCGCTGCGTTGTTTTTGCGTAACTTTTTAATTTTTCGCAGACAGAGGTATTCATCCTGTCGAACTCTTCCCGTGTCATCACCCTCGAATATATACGTTCGTAGAGCAATTCCGTATTGCAAATCGGTGGGCGCCTATCGTAGATGGAACAGGTGTTATCATCGGTCAGGAACCTGCAGGTTCCATCACCTCGGTTGTAATCCCGCATGAACGGGAACTTGCCAACCTGCTTGCAACAGAGTCCGCACTTGTCGCATTTAAACATCAGCCCATCATCCTAGCCCATCGTTTGAGCTGCTGCTTGTCGATGTGTACTTCCGTTTCAATCTTGGGTGCATCCTGTTCGCTCCTGTCGAGGCCAGCAAGCATGAGTGCGTCGGCAGGGTCTGGAGAACGGCCAAGTCGCATCCTGATATCGTCCTTTGGTTCGATAAGGAGCTTGCCGTTCTTTTCCATGACAAAGTGCATGTTGGTTATCTCACGCTTGTACTCGGTTACGATGCCCTCGTCAATCCAAGGTGATTCCAAATCCACGCACAATCCGTTCCTGTGGAGCTTGGCCAGCTTGAAGTAACCGAACGCCCTGATGTTGCCATACTCACGCTGTGCATCCTCTGTGGGAGCCTTTTCTGCAAAGGAAACCTGTGTACACGGGATTTCGTAACGTAGGGCTTCGAACACGGCTTCTGACCATGCCAAGTCCATATTGAGCGAATCCAGTTTGAAATCCTTGTTGAAACGCCTTATCCACTCGGCCACTTCCAAGGTAGAAGCCATGCCGAACTCGTGGAACGCAACCAGCTTGTTACCCTTGATTGCGGCAAAGCAGTGACCGTCACGAAGACCTGTATGGGCCATGTCGAGGCCACCATAAACGTGGTCGTCAGAGAAGTAGGGTGCTTCCCTAGGAAAGTCTTTGAGTGATATGAGCGAGGTTGCATCTTCACCCAAGATGATTTCACCGTCGATTTCCTGCCTTCTGAGCTTGTCATCGAAGATTGCGTTGGCCATTGCTGAACGCTGGTTATCTGTCATGAAGATGTTGTCAGTCATCTTCGAGCGAAGGAGACGTATTCCGTACTTCTCGTGTTCTACCAGCATGACCTGCCATAGGCTCTGCATATTTGGAGTAGACACCGCCCTTATGTGTGGTACGATATCTTTACCGTAGTTGTCCTTTCCTCTTAGGCATGGTGCAAGAACACCAAGAATTGATGGGCTGCTCAGGCAAAATTCATCAAGGACAAGCAGACTACATTCAGTTGCACCACGTGCCGAGTCAATATTCTCGTATGAGCCAAAATAAAGCTTGGACTGTATTCCATTTCCCAGGTCAAGTTTCCCAGTCTTGTATGTGCTGTTCCACGACCATCTGTTCAACAGCCCGTATTCACGCAGGAAATTCTGCAAGTGTAACCAGGGGCCCTTATAGAATGCACCGTCAGTTTGAGAACAGTAGATGACATTCCTGCCTTTCAATAGTTCACTGAGGGCAACGAACATTGCTATCCAGCTCTTTCCACAAGAACGTGCGGAAACGATTGCGACAAAGTATTCTGTCGCATCATAAAACTCCCGCTGTACTGGTAGCATCTGGATATGATATTCAGCCATATCTACTTGTTTCTATTTCTGTTGTATTCCCTGAAATAAGAAAGTCTGTCTTCGCACTGTCTGACACCGTACTTTTTCAACCCTCTGGTCACATTTGCCGTATTGTCAGCCTGTTCCTTTCTGGATGCCCATCTAAGGTTTGCTGGGTTGCAGTTGAACTTGTTCCTATCGATGCGGTCAACTGTCGGTAAACCCATCGGGTTAGGAACAAATGCTTCTGCAACGACACGATGCAAATAAGGGTTCGGAACCTTCCATAGGCTCAACCTGATGTAACCGCATTTGTCAACATGTGTTTTGACCTTGTACAGTTTTCCAGGTGCATTGCCGTGGTTTCCGCGAACGGGAGCCATGCGATAGACTACACAATCATCATCTATGAAGCAGTCATATTTCTCAAGGTACTTCATTCTTGGATTCCTCTTTCGCAGTCTCGATGATGAATTTGAGAGAACCATCTGTCTTCATCTTGACATCGGACTTGACCTCTGCCTTGATATTGGTTGCTGCATCTTCTGACTGGTCGTAGTGGAGACCGACTATTTTTACCGCCTTGTCGATTACGCTCACTAGGGTTTCGTCGCCACGTTGGATAGCCTTGATTAACTCTTCGCCTAGGTCAAGCTTGTTGACAAGGGCTAGGAAAATCTTGTCACGGGCTTCCTTGCGGAGCTTCCTCGTGTTGCGTCCCCGTGCGCCCATCTCGGCTGCGTTCTCTTTCGTAAACGGTCTTCCAACCACACGTTTCTTCTTCGGTTCTTCCTGATTGTTTTCAACAACGTTTTCACTCATCTTTCAACCCTCCCCTTCACAACTTCGGTTAGAATCGCCATCAGCAACGCAGGGATGCTGTCAGGCGAGCGTGATATTTCTGGGTATTCGTTCTCGATGTAGTCCTTTGCGGTCATCTTGTGGGTTTCTATCATTCCCTGACCCTCGACAAATGCGAGAGGTATGGTGTTCTCGGCTTCTTTCTTTACTGTCTTCTTAGCCATTGTGATTCTCCTGTTTTAACTGAAAGTAGGGCTTTGCGTTTTCGCTGCGTCCTAGATGCGTATGAAGTCGTCGTAATCGAGCTTAGGTTTGTCAGGGTATTTCTCCTCCGCTGCACAGACGAGGCATTTAAACGAGCAGTCCATGATGTTGTAGAACCCATGTCTTTTATTGCCGCATCTGTTGCACTTGTCGATACAACACTGCCCAGACTTAATCGCACGTTGTATGAAGTCTTCCCTTTGCTGTTCAACACTCATACGCAACCCCTTGCTTCTGCTGCAGCCCTGTGCTGTTCCATGTCGTAAAGGTCGAGGGAATCATCCTGTGGTTCATCTTCCTTGTATTCCCAGTCGATAGGTGGGTGGCCATTCTCCTTTGCCAACTTGTCGAAGATGTAAACAAGGTCGTCCTCGAATTCACCAAAGGACAAGTCATTGCAGTGGAAACCGTATTCGATATCATACTTGATTTTCTTTATCGCTTCATCAAAACCCTTAATCATTTTTCCTCCAAGGTTCCGATAACAGGGAACCCGTTAAGCATTGGCCTGTTGTTCAAAATCCACCAGTCGTATTGGTAATATGGTGAGAAATCGATTTTGTACTTTGCATGAATCTCTTTTGTAAGGGCAGTTATCAACACTTCGCACAGCCAAGGTTTCGCCTGTACGTCGTCTGCATTCAGCCGCTTGAAATCTTCAAAGGTAATCTGGTTATCGGCACAGAACTCCCTGAACTTCTTGCAGTTAATCCAGTAGAAAGAGCCGCAGTAATGTTGTTGATAACTTGGGTCTACAACCTCTCCGATTCGACCAGGGAGTTTCGCCATGTAGGGGTCCAACCAATGTCTTTCAACGCAGTTGATAGCACCGTAGGTAATCTCGTCGAAAGGCCCGATGTTCAACAAGGTATCGTACATTACCTTGTTCCAGAATATGATATTCTTCATCCTGTAAACATCGTAATGCGTCTTCTTTCCCTTGAAATGGGAACGAAAAACGTAGTCGTACTTGCCTAGAAGAGACTGTCCGATAGCTTCGAGGAAACTGAGGTTTTCACCACGGGTTACATCATTCCTGATGCGAACCCATGTGATATCTTCGAGTCCCTCAGGGATTGGCAACTGGCTTGCATAGAAGACGATAACCCGTTTGAACATGCCCTTGGCTCTCCTGAGAACGTCAAGGTGAATTTGTTCAGTAGGTGTCAGCTCCTCGTTTTCACGCCACCAGTGAAGAATCCAGCATGAGTTCTCTGGAATCATCGAGGCGACAGGTGGATTTATTTTGAGCTTATTCCAGATGGGAAATGAGCGGGCAAGTTCATAATCGATGTAAGCCTTGCCTGGAATCTTCTTCGAGCGGGGAATCTTCCTTTGCATATTACTCCTCCGCCTTTACTCTTCTGCTGTGACCGAAGCCGTGCTTGCTCTTTGTAAAGCCCTTGTGGAAACCTTCGGGACAAACGTCAGGTGTGCTGTAAACGTTCTTTACGCCGTCAGTGTACCAGACCTTTCCCTTGTGATATTCGATGACGGCAGCGGTTATCTTCTCCCTGTGCCAAGGTGCCATTTCATGGATGCCACGGGCGCAGTTGAAACTGTGGCTTGTAAAGCGGAGGTTCTCAACATTGTTGTTAAGCCTGTCAGAATCTATGTGGTCAACATCCCTGAGGTTCTTGGGGTTTTCAAGGAATGTTTCAGCAACGAGCCTGTGAACCAGTCTTGGACTCGCCTTTCCGTTACGGCATATTCCAACCTGGTAATAACCTGAATTGGTTACAGACCTTGAATACTCGACCAGCTTTCCATCCTTTACCTGACGGTAGATGTGACCGTCAGTGGAAACCCACACATTCCAGTCTTCGTTGAACTTGATTACTCTAAGCGCTTCCATAATCTCTCCTGTATTCTATGGATTCTAATAATGGTTTATAACATGACCATTTCCACAGACAGGAAAGTAGGACTGGAATTTGCTTATATTTTGCTTACAGTGGCGTTTAAACGCAAAAAAGGCCACTATGTTAAAATCGTTTTACATAGATAGCCTCTGGATACATAAAAAGGTTCCAAACATGTTGGAACCTTTTAAGTAGGAATATGTGCAGGAAAAGCGTTACTTGCGTGCGCTAGACGAGTTTTTCATCAGGCGCCTTGCAATGTCCTTGCCGAAGATTTCCTCGGCTGTGATGCCCTCTTCTATGAGAGCGGCGAGGGATGAAACCTTTGGTTCGCACTTGCCCGTTGACCACTGAGAAACGCAAACCTTGGTGGCACCGACCTTCTTTGCCAACGCAGTCTGCGTCGAGTTAATCCTTGCCAGGAACTTGTTGATGCCTGATGCAAATATACCTAATTCTTTTAGACCTTGCTTCATGATTCTGTCTCCTATGTTAAAATTATTTTACAATCTCGGGAAGTTTCACGTGAAACGTCCCGTTGTAGTACCAGCCCTTTATAAGGCCAAGGTCAAGCATTTGCTGGAATATCTTCTCCGCGCTTTTCTTTGCCTCGGAAAGCCTTGCTATGGCCTGTTCCTTTTCTGCGTAATACGGCATCAGGTTTCCTTCCATTTGCTTTCTCCTATGTTAAAATTATTTTACTTCCTCTGTTACAAGATTGCCGTCCCACTTCATCGTCTCGACAAGCAGGCGCCCGTCATCGAGACAGGTTGTAATCTTGATTTCCTCGTGCTTTCGAGGTCTCAACGTTCCGCTTGCCATCAGGTTTCCAAACTCCCTTTCGAACCGTTTGATTTGCTCCTGCGTCAAATTCCTATCGAGTTCGTAGGAAATTGCAGTTCTCCTCTCACGATACCAATCCTCGTAAGTATTTTGTAAGCTATAACGGAGGCAATCGGCAATGGTCAGTTCATCGTCGTCAAGGTATCTGGAACCGCCTATCCAAGAATACTTTTGGAGGAACACTGGGCATTCCTTTACGGGAGGATAGTACTTGTCACGATATTCACCGAACATCCTGCAATCTATTTCAAGTATTGCATCACGGGCGAGTTCCCTGAGCTTGCCATCCTTTTCTTCCTGCTGCAGGACATCTGCTGCTGTGCTCCTGAGTTCATCTTCGGTTGGGACAATACGGTTGTCACCCCTGGTTTCAAAAAAGTTGCCGACACCCTGTTTAAACGCTGCCACGAGGGCTTCAAGTGCCGTTACGTTCTTTGTCGCATTCATTTCTTCTTACCTTTCTTCTTTTCCTTTTCCTTGTCATGGTCTTCCAAGGCACGCTTGTTGGCCTCGTAGAGTGCGTAGACGATTTCTTCACGGTGCATCTGTATCTGTCTCCACAAGTCATTAAGCTCATATTCAGGTGAGGTGGTTGGCATGACAGTCCATTCACAAGATGATGGGCGGCGTTCAAGCTTCAGTCCTTTTGTTTCAAAGAACCACTCCACGGCCTTTTCAATCTTGCTGGTCCTGTCAGCTATTCCTACCAAGCTGTGAATCCTAGGTTCAATGTATTCCTTCAAGGCAGATATGGTGGACTGCTGTCTGAATACAATGATAGCGAGCAAAATGAGCAGCAATGCACTCACGATAATATATACGATAATCCAAGTGTTCATTACACAGCCTCCTTCTCATCGTGGATGCGGCTATATTCATCCTCTGCATCAGAAAGGATACCACAACCCCATGCATCAACAAGGCCTTTCTTCACTGCTGTCTTAACATCTGTGCACGTGTCTTCGCCAAGGCCATCAAGGACGCAGCACTCTAACATACCATAGTCAGCTCCATCCGAAATCTGATTGAGGTCAGGTTTCATAAGCTTTCTGACATCTTCACGGTAACTGTAGTATCTCCGTGAATGATACTGGTCGTACATCCTGGTTTCTGCATAGAACTTTGCATCGTGTTCAATTTCCTTCAAGGTCTCAGGATTAGAAAGAAGGTCGATAACAATCTGTTCAACCTCGTCTTCCGTGGTAAGGTTCTGTGCATCGGCTTCATCTACGATTTTACGGGAGTTCTTGGCAATCTGCTTGACGAGTTCTTCGCTATTCATGGTTTGTTCCTTTGTTAATTGTTCTTTGATACCGTTAATATATAATTTTTCTTTCCTGTTGTAAAGTATTTTTGTTAATGTTTAGAAAGTTTTACAATTACGTCATTATAACTTAGGCGGTTTGATGAATTCGAACGGCGTTGCATCTGGGAACTTGCTTTTCACCTCCATTAAGGCATCTTCCCAATCTTTATCAAACCTGTTTGTAAACCTAGGATATAAGGTGCATATCAAAGGCTTGAACGTAACTGCTATTCTAGCATGCAAAATATCACGACAAGCGATATCTACTTTAAGGGTAGGTATTTTGTTGCTCTGGTAGACAACTTTGCTATAGGCAAATCCATGTCCATAAGTAGTGGCAATCACATCAGAGTCATTTGTTCTCCATATTGCAACCTCAGGGTCCCAACCCTCGTCAAGCACAAAGTTGTTCACATTGTCAGCATACCTCCTGACAGAACCGTTCGGCTTCAATATGAACCCATGCGTTATTTTTCCGTCTACATACAGGTATTTTCCAGTAAGTCCAGTAGGCAGCCTACGAACCTTCCACCCGCTGAACCTCTTTGCCTCGTCAGCAGCATTGGCCAATTCAAGAACCTGCTTTTCTGTAAGTTCAGAGAGCCTTTCGTTTAAATCCCTGCCTTTGAGCATCATAGAAAGGGCGCCCGCCATCGCCGCCTTTATGCAAGGCATAGCGCACTTGTACAGGTAGTAGTGTGCAAGAAGATGGTGTCCACGGGAAAGGCTCACAAGATTTTCCTTTTTCATATCAATGCTATCGGAGTGTCTTGTGTACGAATTCCCGAGTACGATTTCATAGAAAGCGACAGGGACTATATGATGAATCTCAAGAGAATCGCCTCTGTCAGAAGAGGAGACCAACTTTATGTACTTCTTCGACCATTTGCTGTTCAGGTCGATTGCTCTTGAAAGGTAATCCATCTTGTTTAACTCCTTATTTCATCATTTTCATGCACTTGTTTTGATTTTCATATGCATCGTAGGTTGCCCACAGGCTAGTCCTGAGGCATTCATAGATGTCACCACCGTTGTCATGATAAGGGTCAAGGAACACGTCGGCACCATACCAGGAATAGCCTCCCTTAGGTTTAAGCGGAGTTTCCTTGCTTTTCCTAACCATCTTTTCAGGAAAGGTTGCTTCCTCGTGGATTACCTTCTTCGCCACTTCGATAACTTCACTGTAAGGAGGAAGGTAAGGAGCAAGAGCCTTGCATCCGTAACAGAATGCCCTTGCGAGGGAACGGGCACACTTGAGTTCTTCGTTATTCATCTTTGGTTCCTTTTTGATGTGGTTTGTTTCTGTTAACAGCCTAAATATATAACTTTTCTTTACCGCTGTCAAGGGGGTTTTAGAAAAAAATATTTTTTTTATAAAAATACTTGACAGGGGTTGGAAAAAATTGTATATTATTGGTGTGACGGGAAACCCTCAGAAACGGTTATTTCTCACAGTTCACCCCGTCACATGA